GTTAGCTAAAGCTTTGTCTGATCTTTATCTTCAGTATCGCTTTGCTTTCTCTCCTCTGGTTCGCTCCGCCTCTGACCTTATCGACTCTGTTTCATCAGTTGATAGGATCAAATCTGATATTCGCTTTGCTCATGGTAAAGGCATAGAGAATACCAACAGTAAGTCTGATACTCCTCAAAACAATGTCTTTCAGTTCTATCGAAAGACTGATGTTAAGGGTGAGTATCATGCTACACTGGCCTACAGGGTTTCTAACCCTGTTGACGATTGGCGGTTCAAGTACGGTCTTCGGAATAAAGATCTTATCGTCGGGTTGTGGCAAGTCTTTCGCCTCTCCTTTATGATAGATCGTTTAATCAACATATCTCAGGCTATTAAAGGCCTCCAGAATATGTTGGATCCGAATGTGACGTTTGTTGCTGGTTGTTGTAGTACACGTCTTACGACGGTTAGATCCTTAGCCGTTATTAAGCAATACACCTGGCCTATAACCCAGCAGATCATAACCCCTAATACCGACACCGAAACTGTTGTCGGCTATAACAGAGAGCTATGGTCACCCACCGTTTTTGATGTTGTTCCCAGGTTTACTCCTGGACAATTAGTCAAAGACACCACTAATTGTCTTGACCTCTTGTCGCTGATACTGCAGCGGCTACGTTAGACACAACAAGGAATATTGCTATGTCATTTGCTGCCGGCAGCATCCCCGTTGGTGCTACCTTTGCTCCGTCTGGGGGTACAGCGAAGAGTTTTGTTCTGCTCTCCGATGCACTCAATGGTACGAAATGGCTTGTTGACGAAGGCGCCGCTTATGCTTTGCGGACCGTGGTCAATGTGAATGTTGTCGAACCGAAGGCTAATGCATCAGCCCCGGCCGGCTACACTCAACGCCGTGTACGTATCAATATCCAGAAACCTAAACTGCTAGCTGATAACGTCACTTATACGACGAATCAGATCACTGTCGAGCTGTCCTGCGATCCGCAGTGCAGCAATACCGATATTACCGCTTTGCGTAGCTTAGCGATTAATATCGTCAACGACTCTGACTTTGACAACCTTTGGAACAATAGCTCCGTAGGTTGACTTAGTCTTTGCAGTTTAACGTTATCCTCACTAGGGGTGTTTTCCTATGAAGACGAAGCAAGCGTTCTTTGATCCGTTACTTATCGCGACACAGCTAAGTAACGCAATTAAATGCGATTTGGAGGCCGATAATACAGACGTAATCGACCCCCGGCTAACTGATTTTGCTAGGAGTCTACAGCTTGAGTCAACTCTCAAAAAGTTCGAAGTTTCGACTGAAAAAGACAGGCTTGAAAAAGCTTGTTTTGATAAATTTCGGTCTGTCAACCATCGCACTGGTATTTTCTCTAACTGGCTCGAATATAACGTTCGATCAGGTATTGATGATACTTCGTGTATTGGTTGGTGCCTTCGCCGAGCCCGGCTTATTTGTAGCTGGGTTCTGGGACCTGCTGTAGATGAAGAGATACTTCTTAATTGCCGCCATTCTGGCGGCGTCTCCTTAGGTGTACCGTTTTCTGATACATCTAATGAGAGCAAGTTCTCCTTCCCTATCACTTCAACTCAGTTAGCTTCAAAGACATTCTTCAATAGCATAATTCTAGACGATGAATTGTCTAGGTATCTCTACTCATTGAGTAGCAGTAACCGTAAGGTTCCGTGCTTCGAATTTGTCTCTGAGTCGCGAGCTACTACCGTTCCTAAATCAAAAACGAGTAGACGCATGATCGCTGTAGAACCTACTGCTAATATGTATTTGCAGCAAGGACTAATGCGAACCATGTACAAACGCCTACTTAACGTTGGTTTAGACGTCACCAGTCTCCCTCGTACGCACACTGAACTTGCCTTTTCTGGTTCCGTTAGTGGGATTCGTTCCACTATCGATTTCAGTTCGGCATCTGACTGTGTGTCCCTTGCTTTAGTCAATTACTTGTTCCCAAGTGATTGGCTTAGCTGGTTAAATAACACACGAGTTACACACATCACTTTAAACGGTGATCGTGTTAAGCTCTACTGTTATGCGACTATGGGTAATGCTACGACGTTTCCAGTGGAAACTCTGGTGTTCTGGAGCCTAGCGGTCGCATGTGTTATGTACTATAACACACACACCTCCCATAGAAATAGTACTCTTCGCTGTCCAACGCGTAATCCTAGCGTTGAAGAGCTTGAGTCTGTCTCTGTGTTTGGTGATGACTGCATTGTCCCTGATTACGCCTCTGATTTATTCATCGGTGTATGTAAGGACCTTGGTTTTCTTATCAACGAGGAGAAATCCTTTTTTGATGGTCAACCTGGTTTCAGAGAAAGCTGTGGTGGAGATTATTACCACGGCGCAGGTGTGAGGCCCTTCTTTTTGAGGGCTCCTACCTCGGACCGCAAATCTGCTCTAGAGCCTTGGCTGTATACTATACTCAATGGTGTTTGTAAGAAGTATATTACATACTTCGGACACCTTAAGTACGTATATGGTAAGCGCTTCTTTGAGCTTATAAGCGATCTGTTCGCTCGATACAACCTCAAGATCAAGGTTGTGCCTTGCGATTACCCTGATGACTCGGGTTTTACCAACCCGGATTCTAGGAGAGTTCTTAACCTCTATAACTTCTCAATTTCGAAGCTATATGTTAATGACCATGGTAGTGTCAAGTTTCTCTATAATCGATTTGTTTACCGATTATCTAGGCCTCGTCACGACCATCTGCACTATGCTCTTTGGAAAAAGAGAATGGTGCTGCTTACTGGTCATACCCCTCTAGAGGAACCTTTTAATAAGTTTCCCATCAGAAGTAAAGGTGGTTACCTAGTAGCC